TGTGGGCATTCCAGGTCCCTGTCGAGGGTACACAAACTGCTATTTTCAGATTCCAAACTGCCTGCTTCAAATTCTTCCGGGCCATGTCCTAAACATTTTGTTGTCGGGGTTGTTAGCCCACTCTTTCCATTTCTTCTTATCATGCACCCATCCTTCTCGGTAGGCCTTATTCCACACTGCTTCTGGAATATAGGCCACATGTCTCAAGTCTTTGGAGGGTGTCATCTCAGAAACATCCTTGGCTGCTTTAAGGATATGGTCCACGTTCTGGGTCTCCGAGATGATGTGATCTCCCTCAGGAGTCACATGGAACCCCTCCGCCATAGCGGAGGAGGCATTCCATTCTAGGAGTCGGTCAAGACTCATTAGCTAGTCACGAGGTCGGCTGCAACCCCGTGGGCTGCTTCGTTCCTCATCACCAGAGTATACTCAACACTGAGCATTCTCTTCTCGGCATCCCCGGTCTTGGCCAGTTCCACCAGAGAGAAATCTCTCAGGAAACCAATGGCTGCAAATTCAGGATCGAGAACGAAAGCAGACCGCTCCCGGCTGAATCGGTTGGGGATTACGGAAAGATCACCGAAATCGGAGGCATACAAGGAGGCTGCTCCCTGAATGTTTCCAACCTGGACAATCTCACGGGCAGAGGATCTTCCGGTGAATCCAGAAACTCTCTGCTTGTTGACAGGGCCAACCATCAGGACTGATGGATCTCCGCCGCTTGAATAAACTTTCTGAATGACATCCTTGAGGATGGTCTCAGTGAAGGTTCTCAGATCAGATGCACCAGCATCCCCTGCGGTTGCAGTGGTGGCCGTACTCGGATCCGTTCCGGTAGTGGTCCCAGTTCCTCTGGAGGTGTTGGTTCTGAGCCAACCTTCCAAGGACTTCATCTTCCGGGCACCTGTTAGAACAGGAGTCTGGTTCTGGGTCACAATAAATTCCATGTCCCTTTTCAGTTCCTTGGAGTTCTTCGCAACCTGATAGGCCACCTCAGAGGTTCGTCCTGCCTTGTTGACCACGTTCTGGGTCTCTGACACGATCACATCCTTCATGCTGATCTGGCAGATGTTGGATTCTCGTGTCGTTGGACTGACTGCCGTGAAGCTACTGACATCAAAACCCTCGTTATGGGCATTTGATGCTGCTGCTGCGAGGCTATCTGTCTGCCATTCATGAGTAACTCCATCGACGTTTTCACGTCCGATGGCACTCATAAAAGGAGTATCAAAGGGGGCAATTGAGTAGATCGCATTTTGCAAATCCTCTCGATTTCCAACCGCATCCGATGTGATAAATGTATTTGTAATAGCTGCCATTTCGGCCTCCTTTACGTTCCTAAAATTTGTTCAAAAACTGCCTGAGCATCTTTAATGTGCCCAGTCTCTGCTAATCGTTTCATTGCTTTGCCTTTGCGAAGTTGCTGGGGTTCCCCTGGAGTTGGTGTTCCAGGTGCCAAGGACTTGCCTTGAGGTGCCTGTCTTACCTTCCCCCTTTTGGTCTGGAGTTGGTTATATCGCATGGCATCTCGGAGAACCTGAACTGCCCTGGAATCATAAATCTGAGCCAGTTCGTTTTCCGTGAAACCCATGGCCAAACCAAAACGACGAATCTCCGCCTTTTCCTTGGTAGCGGTTTCCTCGTTCTGCCATTCAGGGATCCTCTCTTTCAGAGCAACCTGCTGTTGGTTGAGTGCCTCCTGCATCTGCTTCTGCTTCTCGGCCATAGCCTGCTGCTGAAGATGCTGGTGCTTGGCACTCTCTGCCTGAAAGTCCTCCATTTTCTGCCGGTAGAGTTCTGTCTGCCTCATGGCCTCGATTGGGTCTTCATCCCAAAGTTTGGCATCAGGCCTGACAGGTGGCTCCATGGCAGGCATGGGTGACTGCAAAGCATTTTGATAGTCGTTGATCATTGCCTGAAGGTTCTGTCGATCTGCCTCCAGAGACTTCCGTTCCTCGGCTATCTGCATCGTTTTTTGGGTGTAATCGGACTGTCTTGAATATCCCGCTTTTAGCTCATCAAGGGTGACTGGAACCTCCTGTCCATTGACTTTGATGTTGAAAGTCTCTGCCTGAAGTTCTGGTTCCTCTAGGGCCTCGGCCTGATATTCCTCTTCGATTTCCCCGGAGTCTTCTGCCTCAAGGGCTTCGGACTCCTGTCCTTGTGGTTCTTCCTGGATGGGTTGTTCCTCTGGTGGAGGAGTCCCTGCCAGTAAAGCCTCAAAGGCTGCTACGTTGTTTCCTGAAGGTCCCTGAGTCGGGTTGCCTTCTAAAGGTATGGTGTCACTCATTTGTTCTTATCTTTGTCCTTTTTGGCCTTGATGCCGTCTTGCACCATGGTCCTGATTTCGTTTTCAATCATGCTAATGGCCTTCAGTTGCGACCATAACTGCTCCCGGTGTTGGACATCGGAATCCTTACTGTTTAACCACTGGCCTTGGAGGTCCTCCTTTATCTGATCCATGGCATCATGAATCACCTGGGGGAGTTTCCCTGCTGCCGTTCCTGTGGCAATAATTTCATCCTGTGTTTTCTGTTTTTTGCTAGGCATCGGTCTTTCTCATCCTTTCTCTTTCAATGGCAGCCTTGATGGCTGCAACATCAATGCTGGTGTTATATCTGGATTCCAGTTCTGCAACCTTCAATTGCATCTCTGCCTCCATCTTGTCCCGATCTCGATCATCCTTGAGGAGCATCTCCTCTCGGTCCTGCTGAAGTCGGGCTGCCTCGATCTGCATTTGGGCTTGAATCTGCTGGGCCTGAACCTGAGCCAAGACCTGTTCTGGTGTGGGTTCCTCTTCTTTTTGTAACTCTGCCTGAGGATTGTAATTTGGATTGCCCACATAGTTCTGGGTATCCTTGAACCCGGAGAGTTCCACAATCTTCCTGAGGGTGTTCATATACTGCTCAAACCCGACGATGGGATTGTTGGGGCCTTGGCTCTTCAGGATCTCCTCCTGCTTGGCACCAAACATCTGAAGGGTCTGCACCCGTTCCTGATCGGATCCTGCTCCAAGGGCAACATTCACCTCGACATCAAAGTGGGAGTTCCAGGTCCTCGGATCCATCTGCACAAAGTCTCCTGAGAGTCTGACCATCCGGGGTCTGTCCTGGTGTCGCATGATCAACCTCTGAACCCGGTGAAAAATCTTTTTCATGGTCTCAGCAAAATTCCTGCTGACTAAATCCAGTTGCATCTGGGCAGCACTGATCTGGGCTGAGATAGCGACTGCCGTGGTGGATTGCATATGCTCTGGATTGAGACCTGCCGAAGAACGATTCATCCCGGTACGGGATTCCTTGATCTCGTCCATGTAGGCCAGAATCGGTGCAGCATTCTGACCGACGAAAGGCAGGGTCAATTGCTGAACTGCACCAGGGGATCTTTGTCGGATGATGGAGCCCATCTCCGTACTGAGCGCATCATCGATGTTCACCTGCCCATCCACGATGGCCAACCTGGGGAAAATACTGAGTGCCAGGGAATCAAGCATATTTCTGAGGACGTGGGACTTGATGTTCTGCACGTCTCTGGTCAGATCAAATACCGACTGACCTCTCCATCGATGGGCCTCAGGGTATGGGGTAAAGAGGCAAAAGGGTTGCTCTGCGACAGGCTCATTCATGACAATGTTGTATGCCGTTCCGACAGTGCAGATTTTCCTCAAGTGGGCAATGCCTGTTCCTTCGGTATCGACTTTGACATAGGCCTCGATATAGAGAACCATCCGCATCGCATCATCAGTCCTCTGATCGTAATACAAGAACCCTGAGGGGTTCCTCTCGAAAGTCTCGGTATTGTAGGCCAGTTCATCAGATTGCCCTGCATATTCTTCCATCTCCTCCGGGTCGTATCCCATCTGAGCAAGTTCTGAAACAGTCAGGTATCTTCGATGCGCCACAATGTTGGCATCCTCAAGGGATCTCGCAGTCCTATCGATCAGGAATTCCTCAGGAGGAAGGGCATTGATGTGAACCCTGCCATCGATGGTTCGCCTGGTGACGGTGGCATTGTGCAACATGGGCGGAGGAGGCGCATCCATCTGCACAACACTACCATCGGGCATGATCTGCGGAGGAGGAGGTGGTCCTGGAATAAAATCAGGATCCGGGTAGGATTGAACCTCTACGTCCTCGGCATTGTTATCCATGAGCAAGACCTGGAGTTCTTCATCTCCGAGGCCTGTGTAAGAGTAGGTTTTAACATCCTCCAATTCATTCCAATCCACCTTGATGATTCCGCATCTCTTGAGAAGGGCATCCTGGAAAGCAAACTGGAACTGGGTGAAACAATCGTTCTCCTTCAATATGTGGATCACATACTCGGTCAACTGTTCTGCCAACCTCACGTCCTCCGGGCCTGTCGGCACAAACTCAAGAGCCTTCTCTGATCCGAAGAACGTCCTCATCAGGGTCGGGATCATCAACTGAATCGAGTCCCTCACGTCCTGGGTTACGACCTGAGACCTTCCAGGTTCCTCATCTCCAAAGGGTTCCCCCCGGAAATACTTGGTTGCCTCGGCTCTTACCGGAGACTCGGTTTCATCAATATAATCGGCTGCATTCTGAATCAAAGGGACCACAACCCCCTGGAGTTCC